AACCACCTACACAACATATAAATGATTAGAGATTTACCACTTGCAGTTGGTGATAGTAGAAGTTGTCTACCATATTGCACTGCAGTTTTAAATGCATCTATTTGATAATCACGTGGTTCAAATGGAAGACCCAAGCCTGGAATTAGGTCATCACCGTTAATAAAGAAATCAACATCCTCATCTGTAAGGAGTGTCTTTTCACCTATGACATCTTCAATACCACCAAACTCAAATCCACGTTCTCTGCAGAACTCATCAACGTATGGTAGTAGTCCGATATAAATCTTTTTAGTTTTTAGAGAGAAGAGTCGTACCTTACCATCCCAATAACGGTTTTTGAAACTAGGCATAAACTTTGCGTTAGGTACAGTAAAGGAAAAGAAATCATAAAGGTCACGTGCAAGAGAGTCATCACAATTAACCTGCATAAAGACATCATCGACTTTACGAACCGTTACTCTTTCCATATTAAACGTATGGTTTACCCACTAACCATCCTACTAAAGATATACGTGTACCACTTGTAACAGGTTTAACTTGATGATGTACAAATGATGGGAAGACAATCATGCTACCTTTTTCCTTTGCAGAGAATGGTAATGGTTGAACAATATCGTCTAAATTAATTGTTGTTTGATTTGGTTTCAATTTATCGAAGGTGAATTTTGAATCAATATACTGAAAATGACCACCCTCATAATCATCAGGATGGGATAATTGAATGGTGAAACTCAACTTCCTCATTCCACCTTCTCTATACACTTCAGGCCCTGCATCTGTGTGCCATGTGTAAAAGTCTCCTGTAGGTGCATCAGGTCTGTGTTTATAGATTGTGTATTGAAGGGGTTCTAAGTAATCATATTCCCAATTACTCCACCCTGCATCTTGTACCATCACTCCAACACCTTCATGAATTTTGTTTACTATAGATTCAGGCATTTCATGTCCATCCTTACCAAACCATTTGATTTCAGATTGACGTATTTCATTTTTAACATTGAAATCTTCTTCAAGACCATCAGGGTCACTTTCTGCAAAACCAACTCTACCGTAGTCTACAGGTATATTGTCTGCAGCTTTGTGAATTAGAGCAACTTCTTCATCTGTAAAGAATTGTGTTATAAATGTACAGTAGTTATTTAATATCATTATGCACCACTCATAAATTTACGCCAATCAATTGTATTCTTAATAGTTTGATGTCTCCATGTGATGTTTTGCATACACTCTTTTAGAAACTCAATGGTAATTTTAAGATATTCAAGTTTGACGTTTAGTTTTTGTAAATCTTCATCAGAATTATAAAAGATGTTCATGTCATTCTTCATGACTTTGAGTCCGTCAAATGGGTCAGGATTCCATCCCAGTTCTTTGATACGATTCTCATCCATCTTTCCGTTATACCATAACCACTTATCTTTAAGTAGTGTATCGTATTTCATCTGATATTGTTTTAAGAGTATGAGCTTACTGGATAGTAAGTCTGAGTATTTTGCATGAAGTCTAGGGACTTCTAGTGAGGACTTATCTAATTCAATATCATCGATTTCACAATCGACTTTCCACATCTCTTTAATTTCATCTAAATTCATAATATAAAAATCCAATTAGTAGTATTTCTCTTCCATTATTTTTTAACTTTGTAATAGAACATTGTTAAAAAGTAAAAAATGATTAACATTTCTAAAATTAAACAAATCCAAAAAATAATTTCGTTAAAAGCATCATCTCTAGTGTTTGAAGTTAATAACAGTGTGTTTATTACTAAGGCAGTAAAAACACTTAACTTGTTTGTTGCTAAGTCTTGGTTTATTGAATCTTTAATTTTTTTCATCAATTTATTTTAAAAGTTTCAGTAACTTTTGTGTAGGTTTTATTTTTAGTAGTATTTTCTACTATTATAACATATTTATGGTGTTTTAGGAAGTGGATTCTATCTCGTAGTATGTGAATCTGAATGACACTGTGGTCGATACTGCTTCTGCTTCTGCACCTGATTCTAATTCTAATGCACCTAATGAGATAGGGAAACAGTCGTGGAATCTGAAGAATCTATTGGGAACGTTTTTGTTAGTGTTCATTACTAGTGTAATGTCACTGTATTGGTTTAGGTCATTCTCTACTGAACTGTAAGTACCTGAACCAGTTTTGATGGAATCTACGTATGCAGAGTATGCTTCAGGATTTGCAATAGGAACAATTGCATCCATCCAATCGTAAATTTCTTTGAAGTTCTCTAAGTCTTCGTCTACTAAGAACGTGACATCAAGTGTATCGAATGACACTTTGTCGCCAGGAAAATATGCATCCAAACCCACACCTGCAGCAGATGTAGTTTCTGAGAATGACATGCCTGGAATGTTAACAGACTTTACATAGTACTCCACTGTGGGTACTTTGTCTACCAACAATCTAAAATTGTTCTTGTTAAGTATTGACTTATTGATTGTTGTCAACTTTTATTATCCTTTTTGTTGATGTTGTATCTTGATAGTCGTTACCACGATATTCTCTAGTAACCATCTTTTCACAAAGATACCCATCTTGAATGTATGTTGTAGTAATAGTTCTACTCAATACATTAGTTGTTTCGACACCATCAGGGAATGCTTCTTTCTCCCATGGGCCTTCTAACACTTTCACATTTTTTGCATATTCTGACATAATTATTCCTCTGAAAATGGGGTAGTAAATCTACCCCATAATACTATTTATGTTATTTCTCGTTTACAAAATCATTAAACTGTTTTGCAGTATCAATAACATCTTGTGCTGTGTAAGTCCTTAAAGGTATTTCCTTTTTAGACTCAGCATGATTGTCATTCCACGAATGAATGGTCTGTCTTTCATTTTCGATGTTGTTGATGATGATTCCCTCTGCGAGAGATAATAGGTCGGCACGGATTTCGTACCCTGATTTAGTATTACTCATATTTTTCTCCTGTGTGTGTATGTGTAATTGTATCCACTTGGATACACTTTTATTTAGGTCAAAAAAAAGGGACTCCGAAGAGTCCCTTTAAAGTTACTAAACTTTTGTTTACAGAATGTTGGACACTGCCATCTTTCTGTAGTAGAAGTTAGTTCCATTGGTTGCAAGACCGTTTGATGGAGTTGAACCCACGAATGGATTAGACACCATACCGTATCTTGTTTTGAAACCAATTTTTGGTTGGAATGTATTCTCACCAACGGCACGTACCATTTGTAATGGAACGTATGGGCAATAGAACATACCAGCATCATAAGGGTTAGACCCTCTGTAACCAACTGTTAAGTAATCAACACCAGCATATGGGTCGATGTATACTTTAACTCTACCGTTTAATACACCAGCAAAAGTATTGCCTGTGTCGTCAACGTTTAAGTTAGTTGATAATGCAGGTGCGTAATCTAATACACCAGCCATTGAAAGAGCAGACGCTACGTCTGAAGAACAAAGGATAAAGTTACCTTTACCTCTTCTTGATTCTTTAGCGATTACGTTTGATTCTCTTTCGATTTGGAATAACAATCCTTTAAACTTCTCTACTGACCATCTACCATTTGCATCTACGTCTAAGTTGAAAGTACCTGAAACAGCAGTACCTGAGGCACCTGTTTTAGCTTGAAGGTTTACTTCTCTAACAACTTCTCTGTTGATTTCTGCAAGGATTTCTGATGAAAGAATGTTTGCAAGTTCTGATTCTGCATCTAGACCGTGGATTGCTTTAAGGTCTTGTGCAAGTTCGAGTGTGTACTCTGCTTTTAATGCTCTGGATTTGGCAGTCACAGTTGCTTTTTCAATTGTGAATGACATCTCGTTGAATGCGTTAGTTGATGAATCACCTAATGCTTCTGCAGTTGCAGTACTCATACCACCGACTGTATCTGTATCATATCCACCTGCGAATGGGTCGCCTGATGGATCAGCATCAACACCAGCTGAACTATTTGGGCCGTTTGTAGCGGAGTTCCCAGTTCTAACTTCGTTGATACCCATAGCTTCAGATTGACTTTCTCTTCCAGCAGAAGGATAGTCATTATATCTTGCCTTCATGGCAAAGATAAGACCTGTTGGGCCTGTCATTGGTTGAACACCACAAATGTCGTAAGCAACGAGATTTGGCATAGCTCTACGTACTAATGAGATTAAGATTGGATCCCAGTTAGAAATTGCAGAACTACCAGTAGCATTTAAAGGTGCAGCTTCTTGAAGAGATGCTCTATCTTCGTTTAGAGCTTTCTCTTGGTTTTCAAGGATTACTGCTGTGACTGCTTTCTTGTAGTTGTCTTTGATCTCAGGAAGATCAGAGTGTTCTAGAATCGGCTGCCACTTTTCTTGTAAGTTTTCTGATAAAAACATTTTTTAAGTTTCCCCTTTAAATTAACCTAATGGTTTTAATTTAGATATTGCAGTAGCATACTTAGACATTGTTGGGTCAGTGACTTTATCTGAAGATGCTTCTTCTTCTAAAGTTCCTGTTCCTTCCTCTACCCTTGTTTCTTCTGCAATTGTTTCACCTTCAACTGGAAAGTATGCTTCTTTGAGTTCGTTAACTTTATCACTAAAGTCTTCGATATCTGTGAAGTCTACACCATTTGATAATGAAACCATCTTCTCTTTTTGTGATTCAGTTAAGTCTTTGCAGGCTTCTCTGATCACGTTACTTCTCTTGAGTGAATCATTCTCTTCAGTTATTTCCATATTTTTTTGGACTTCACTGTCAAGTTTTGCTTCCATCTCATCGAGACGATTTGCGAGTTCGTCAATGACATCGTACTTGTCTTCAGGAACATCAACGTAGTGTTCTACGAATAATGTTTTTAGACCTTCAATAAAGTTTTCTGTCATTTCTGACCTCAAACCTCTTTCGATTGCAAGTTCGTTTTCTTTCGTCCACTCTTCTGCACAATAAGTCATATACTTGTCCACTGCTTCTGCAAGGTCGTTCTTGACTTCTTCTGTCGAGGTTTTTAGTTGTTCGTTATATTGTTCTTCAAGTTCTGTCTTGATTTCTGAGACTTTAGAAGACACTGCAGCTTTAAAGATAGTTCTTGCTTTCTCAGTGTTTTCTTCTGATAAGTCAAGAGCTTCTGAGATTGCAGATAGGTCGTCATCTATTTCCATCTCTACTAACTCTGATTCGAGGTCAGCAGATAATTGCTCATCTACTTTTTCTTCCTCATCATCTTCGTCTTCGACTTCGTCTTCATCTGATTCCATTTCAGACATAACTTTTTTAACATCATCGTCTTCTTTCTTTTTCATAAGTTCAACGATGTTTCGAGCGATTTCTGCCTTTGTTAAGGATTCGTCAACTTCCTCTTCGTCATCTTTGACTTTAGAGTACATTGCCTGAAGTTTTTCTTTATCCATACCCTTCATTGCGTTGACCATTGCCTTAATTGTTTCCATCTTAGATGGTGAATCCTTTTCAGAATCTTCGCCCTCTGAAACTTTTTTCAATTTAGGTTGTGCATCAGGTTTACCCTCACCTTTCTGTTGAGAATCACCACTAACTTCTTTAGTACCTTTCTCAGCAGACTTGACGGATGCAACTGCTTTGTCAACAGGATTTTCTTCAGGTTTGACGACTTCACCTTTACCACTTTCAATTTTAGCGGCATCAGATGAACCTTGTTTTACAGGCGCTTTGTCACCCTTTTCTGCTTTTGAATCAGGTTGTTGACCTTCCTCAATAGCCTCCACAGTTTCTTCAACTGTTTCTAGGTTTTTATCTAACTCTGCCATTCTTTTCTCCTGTTTGAGTTTTATATTATTTATTTATATGTTAAAGGTTTTCAACAAACCTTTTCCATGCATTTAATTTAACTTCCTGCAATTTATTATGTTTTGCAGACTTAATTGTTTCTCTCATCTCTTCTACTTCACGTGCTTTCAGGATACCATTTTCATATATCCATTCAACACCTTCCATAATACCTTCGACAAATGCCTCAGGAGCGGATGGGTCAGCAACAATATCACCTGCAGTTGCAAGTTGGAAGTCACTTTTCACGTATTGAGCGCCACCCTTCTGTTCTAGTGAACCTAGACCTCTAGAAGAAACACCCAATTTTGCACCATCATCGATTAAATTTCTTACGATTTGACCGTTTGGTGTACTTAAAATTTTTGCACGTCCCACATAATTATTTCCATCTTCTTCCAATTTAGTAATTAAGTGTGACACTTTGTCAAGATTGATAGTTGGCCCGTCAGGATGACCTAACTCACCAAATGCTCTACCTTTCTCAACGAATTCTTTGACATAACGTCCTACCTCTTTCTGCATTACTTCTTTAGGGTAGACACGTCCATTTCTGTTCTTTATTTCTGACTGCATGAAGATACCTTCGATGAAGTATTCCTTTTTACCCTGTTCGTTCTCTTCAACGATAATAGGTGATACAGCGTAATCGTTAAATTCTGATATTAATTTCATCTAATATATCTCCAGTATTGATTCCATCGTAGGACATTTGTAACATAATTTTCTTCATGTCCTTTGTTTCTTTTTCTGCCTGTTTCATGTCTTTATAAGGGTTACCTCCAGTGAAATCATCACCGTTTAGGTAGACATGAATCTTCCCTTTCTTGTCTTGTGTGAAGACTATTTCAATCTTCTTTCCACCGACTTTCTCAATGTCTCTTTTAACCTCTTTTTGTCCTAGAGGTGCTTTGAACTTTGCTTCGTTCAACTCTTTTGACATTGATGCAAACGTTTTCATTCGGAATCGTCACCTTCTTGTGTTGGATTGTTTATCCAATCTAGTTGCATTTCAACTCTTTTCATGTCAACAACTTCTGCAGCTTTCTGTTTGATACCATCAAAAGCAGTTTCCTTTGCATCGTTCCATTGACCTTGTTCGATTTGGTCTACAACTTTTCTACTTAAATCGTTCATTTATTAAAATCCTCCGAAGTCATCTTCGTCTTCACCACCTTCCTCTTTCTCAGTTTCAATCTGTTTATTGAGGACGATCATTTCATCTTCTGTTTGTCTAAGTATGTATTTACGTACATACTCATGACTAAAGTATTTACCAATGTATTCTTGTGCTTGACTTAAAGTATCTAGTCTTTCTCTCATGATTTCTGCATCTTTCAACTCTGTAAAGTGGTTGTCAGTTGCATAATCAAACTGCATGAAGTCTTTGACTTGGTCAAATTCTTCTGCAGAGACTATCTCTTTAAGTACAAGTTGTGTTTTTAATACATCAATAAACACCCTTGCAAATTTCTTTTGAAGTCTATTCGTAAACTTATTAAACTTCAATTCGTCCCTAGATATCTCAGAAGCACGACCCATGTTAAAACCATTGTCTGCCTCCATTCGACTTCTAGGAACATTCAGAGACTGATATAGTTTCTTCTTGAAGTATTCTATATCTTCAATCTCTGAAAGATTCTGTCCGCCTGGAAGTGTACTAATTTCTGTACCTCTTCCACCTTCTCTACGTGGTAACCAAAAGTCTTCCATCATAGACATATGTTTACGGTCATCTTTTATCTCACCTGTTTGTGCATTATAAACAAGTTTGTTTCTGTACTTGTTCATAACATCGGCAAGATATTGTTCCGCCTTTGCCTTTGGAAGGTTACCTACATCAATGTAGAAAATTCTTCTTTCAGGTGCCCTTGAAATCCTATAGATAACAAGTGCATCTTCCATCATTGATAACTGATTTGCAGTCTTCAATGCTTTGTGAAGGTATCCGATTACAACATTCTTAGTGTAATCTAACAGACCTGAAGTCGTATATGTTACTGCCTCAGGTGCAATTTTCAGGGTTGCACCTTCACCTGCACTCCCTGTTTTATCAAAACCTTTGTCGTTGAAGATGAAGTACTCTTCAATCTTCGTAATCTTTTCTATACCCTTTTTGTCTTTTTCTTTCTCTACGTTACGAACCTTTTTAATTTTTAAAGGGTCAATGATTCGTAAATCTACAATACCAGCTTTCTCACGTGACGAATTCACTACCTTATGCAGATAGATTCTTCCGTCAACGTACCACTTTCTGAAAATTTCATGAGAGTTCTGATTGAACTTCATTAAGGATAGGATGTAAGCAAACTCGTCTTGTATCTTTTTCTTGATACCATCAGAGAGTTTAACATCTCTGAGATCGAGTGAAACAATCCTATCAGATGAATCAGATGTGATACACTCATTAATAATGTCTTCGATGGCAGAGTCACACTCAGGTACTAATGAGACTTCTCTGTACCTACGAATGAGTTCTGCCTCATTCCTAATGTTACCATCAAAATCTACAAAAGACCCATAGGCACCACCAGTGATAAAACCGCCTGGTTGTGTCTGTATGACAGGTGTTCCGTCATCGTCTACAGGTGGAACAAACGAAGGCCCTTTGACCTCCGTTGTTCTTAACTCGTCTCTTTTACGAGTAATTTCAAACCCAAATAATTCCATACTGATATTTATAACACCCCAAAAGAGATGTTATTCACTTTTTAGACTACTCTTTCCCAGTGAGAGAATTCAAAATCAACTGTAAACTCTTCTAATGCATCTACTGTTTCATAAGAAAGTTCGATTGCACCAATTGAAGTTGGGAACATGTTGAAGAACTCATATCTCGCTAGGACTGAATCGTCTTTGTTTAATTGTTCTACGTATGCACGTGATAATAAGTAATCAGTGTCTGTTGCACCTTCACCACTATCTAATGCTTGAATTTCTGTTTGCCATGCTTCAAGAGCAGTTCTTGCAGAGAATTCAACGTCATTGATGATAGTAACACTCCATGGTTCGAAGGTTCTATCTCCAGCAAGTTTCAGAATGTGACCTCTAAAGTTTACAGGTACTACTCCGATTGTTGCAGGTGGTATTTGTGCAGCTTTACACAGGAATTCTATCTTATTACCTGCACGAGGTAAGAACACTCTAAATCGGTTAGCACGTGGGCCACCTCCGATTAATTGTGCTTTAAATTGGTCTATAGTTGCCATTTATTTCTCCCTTAAACTGCACTGTATACTTCTTCAAACTGTACACCACTTCTTGTGGCAACAAAGTTTAAAGTTACAAAGTTAATAGACTTAGCAGGTTTCACAAAGATTGAACAAACAAATTCGTTTCTATCAATCACTGAATCAGTGTTGTTTGTTTCGTCACAAACTACTGAGTAATCTACTAGTCCTCTTCTATTCTTCACGTCTCTTAAGAAAGGTTCTACTGCACTTCTAAATTGTGCTCTTGTGAATGCATCGTTGAATTCAAAGAGTTGTGCTTTAGCAGCAGTTGAAATTGCTTTCTCAAGTACAATGAATAATCTTCTGACGTTAATTCTGTCAAATGCACTTGTTGATGTTAATCCAGTTTTGTCACCAAATAACACTGTACCTTGGCCAGGGAATGTAACCACAGGGTTAACTCTTGCACGGTATAGGTCATCTCTTGATGATTGTTTTGGATTATGAGCAAGTTTTGTGATTCCTAGATACTGTCCTCTTGAGAAACCTGCAGGTGAGAACCATGGGTCTCTAAGAAGGTCTGATCTTGACATAATACCTGCAGTATGGGGGTTTGCAGGAATCCATACGTATCTATCGTTGAATCTATCGTACTGATACACCCATGTTGAGTCAAACACAACATAAGATGATGAACTTGCAGTATTTATTGTTTCTACAACGTTAGTATTTCTATTAGACTCTGAAGTTGGTGCAAAGTGATTTGTTTCACCATTTGCAGTTCCGATGCAGTCCTTTCTTAAAGGTGATGCAACTAACATACAATCTTTTCTGTTTTCACATACTAAGATACCTTGGTTGACAATTGATGTCCAATCTGCAAGTGTGTCACCTGCAACTGAACCCATAATCAAGAATGAGATGTCTACTGACTCTGAATCCTCAAAGTGGTCTTGCCATGCACCATATTTTTCTCCAGCAGTCATTGCATTACCATCTGAACCAGCACTCAATGATGAGTTTTCAGGTGTTGAAGGTCTTAAGAATGCAGTTGTTGCTGAAACTAAGTGTGTTCTATGTTCGTTAGCGGTTGTGACCATTGCAGTTGAATGACCTGTCCACCATACCCATTGAGACAATCTTTCGATTACATCTCTATAGTAATTTGAGTTACCGTTTGAATCTTTTGAATCCGATGCGAGAGATACAAAACCATATGTTTCTAAAACTGTGTGTGCAGTTCCTGAAATGCTTCCATCTTCGTCTACTACGACTACATGAATCTCGTCATCTGAACCACCTGCTGCGAGGGCAGATGCAGATTTGCCTGGAGCTTTGTTGAATAATCTGTAGAACTCCCAATATCTGTCAACAGATGTTAAAGCAGGTACTGTCTCTGTTAGACCTGTCCCTGCAGGTTGATTTAATGCTTCGACAACAACTGTGTCTGCATCTGTATCAACTGAAGTTACTCTATAACTAGTATTATGGTTTGCGAACTTAATGATATCTCTGACTGTAAACCCATCGGCTGAAGTCATTGAAATTATAGTTTGACCTGAAACCTCTTCTGAGGAAACAGTTGTCACATCTTCATTTAAGTAAGCGTCTGAACTAGCACATGCTGAAACTTTAAGTGAATTACCTAAAGCACCAGCATATCTTGCTGCCCATTTACCGATTGTACCGTTTAGAGAACCATCTCTTGCAATATCTTGGTAATTAGATTCATTTTTGATTAGTTGAGTCCCACCACTTTGGTTAGCGTTTAGTAAACCTGATTTGTTTACTCTCACTACTCGAAGTGACGAACCATATCTTAGGAACGATTCTGCTGAATAAAAGTCTTCAGCTCCAGCGTCACTATTTTCAGGTTCGTAGAATGTATCGACTAAACTTTTCGCATCTGAAACTGTTACTACTTCATCAACAGGGCCCCATTGAAATGAACCAGCGAATGCACCTGTAGTAGATGAAACTGCTGGCACAACATTTGTAAGGTCTATCTCTGAGACCTGTACGCCTGGTGATACTTGAAATGCCATACTTTTTCTCCTGTTAATGTAAAAAGTTTTCTTACAGTTTTATTTATAAGTTTATTACTTTTAACATCGTTATTTAGTGTTCAATGAACCATCTATCTCCATTTGTATCTACAAAACTAGTAGATTCTTCCTCTTGGTGGAAGAAGCCTGGGGGTAAAAGGTCGTCCTCAATCATTTTTTGTTGTTCTGCATACAATAAATCTTTCACTGCACGGTCTGTAAGGTATGTGAACTGTTCTGTTGTCACAAACCAACTAAACAACACTAGATTCATAACAGTGTCATCATTATATCCACGGTCTGCTTCATAACTGTTTCCTTTGATAACAAACGTCATCAATTCAGTTATAGTTGCACGGTCAACTACTGATAGTCTGTTCTCTTCTAATAATTCTTTGAGAGTAGAACAACCAACTCTTTTAATACGTCTGTTCATAGTTACACCTATATCAGACGCCTTTTGTAACCCTTGTGCAAACACATTTGGATACTCTATATCATAGTGTAATTGTGTTGCAACCATGGAACCTTCTGCATTATTTTCAATAATAACTAATGCTTCGTTGTAAGGTCTAACGTATTTATTAATTATGTCAGGTAACAACATACTTGATATCATATTGTCCCTATAACATAGCACTTGTCTAAATGGTTTGACTGATACGTCTATAACAGTGAACGTTGAATAGTCTAATCCACGTCCTGAGGACACGTCTACGGTGCATACATAGTTGTGGTCAGGTTGGGGTAGTTCATAGACAGAAACACCGTCACGACCCCACTCACAGTCCACAGCACGCATTCCTAGTAGGGTATCTGAGTTGATAAGTGTAGAACCAGTACCTAAGAAACTATTACCATATTCCTGTTCAAACTGT